GGATGAAAATGACCGTGAACTTGTCTGGAACGAATGGGGGGAAGAGTTGAATCGCCTTGGTAATTTGACAATTTTTGAGCAATCCCTCAACCGTTCTATTCGCAATGACAGGAAAAAGAAACCGGAAGCGTATTCCCAAAGTTGTTATGTTTCTGTTCAAGAACTTAAAAATGAGGTTGCTACTTGGAATAAACCGCAGGCGGAAAAACGAAGAATGGAAATAACCAGATTGCTTTGCAATTATTTATCAATGAACGTGTAGACCGGAAATTAAACATCGAAAAAGGTCATATTTTGAATAGATCAATGGTCTATACTTCAAGCTCCGTTTTCAGAGTCTAGCGCATTCCCTATCATGACGTTGCGTCCAAAAACCTCTCCCTCTGCGCCTCCCAATCATCCGGGAATGGTTCGCGAAGCTTGATCAGGGAGAGAGTTGCCGGTTCCCTGCCTTCGGCGATCAGCTTCTGAATATCCGGGGCAAGACTGAGCAGCCGCAGATCGCGGACGACATAGTTTTTGTCGACATTAAGGATTTTTACCAGTTCCGCGATGGACGCGACCTTACCGGACTCGATCATTTCCATCCAGGCATAGCCTCGGGCCAGATGTAACGCTATGGCGCTGAGACCGTTTTCTCCGACTTCCGGGACAACTTTCGCCTGATCCGCGTTCTCGGGGCCCAAGACGACTTTGCGTCCATGGCGACGCCGGATTACCAGCGGAACCGTCAGCCGGACAATCTGCCCGTTGCCTTCCTCCGATTTCGCCACCGTAATCGATTCGTCGGTGCCGAGTTCTTTGACCAGTGATTTCAACCCGTCCGTTTTCACGTCCAAGACCAGATGATCGGTAAAAATCTGGATGCGGTCGAACAGTAAATGTGCCAGCCGATAACGTTCCACAGGGAACAATTCTTCCCAGATCGCCTCGATGGAATCGCAGGTTTTCAGCAGATTTTTCAGCGCCGTCTCCGGGATGAGTTCTTTGGCCTGTTCCTTGATCTGGGTAATTTGCGCTTCAATTTCGACGAATTGCGGACGCAGTTCGGTCGGATCGCTGCCGGCCAGAAGCTGCTTGCGGATTTTCTCCTGTTTGCCCTCCAGTACCGCTTGTTGTTGCTGTACTACCTTACGCTGTTGAATTTCGTTCTGCCGCAACTCGCCATAAACTTTCGCCAACACCGACGGTGTTTTGAAAATCCGTGCCATCTGCTCCAGAATCACGCGGTCGATGTCCCCGGCCGGAACCCGCGACAGCGGACAGCAGCGTTCTCCCCGGTCAGTGTCCTTGATGCAGAGATAGTACATATACCGGCGGTTGTCGGCGTTTTTCTTGTTGTTTTTGGCGTACGAAATACCGAACGCCCCGCCGCAATGGCCGCAACGCAAAAGGACCTTGAACGGTGAGGTGATGGTATTCTTTCGGTATCCGGCGGCAACCGGGGCATTGTCTTTCAACACTTTTTGAACGGTATCCCAGAGTCCCCGATCAATAATCGCCTCGTGTTCGCCGGGGAACGACTGACCTTTGAAATAGACATCCCCCACATAAAGCGGATTGTTCAGCATCCGGTAAACGGTCCCGATATCAAACATTTCCCCGCCGTGAGAAATGTTTTTCCGCGATATCCACGCTTTGGTCCGATACCCCGTTTCGTTCAAGCGACGGGCCGTTTCCATGGCCGAACCGTACCGGGCATAAAGGATAAAGGCTTCCCTAACGATTGCGGCTTCCTCTTTATTGATCACCAGCTTTTTACTTTCCGGGTCGGCATCGTAGCCCAGCACCGGCGGCCCGCCGCAGTATTTGCCGCGCCGCTTGGCTCCGGCTATTTTATCGCGGATGCGTTCGGCAATGACCTCGCGTTCGTACTGGGCAAACGTCATCAGGATGTTCAGCATCATGCGTCCCGACGAGGTGGAAGTGTTGATGTCCTGGGTGACGGATACGAAACTGACGTGGTGCTGTTCCAGCATTTCGGCGAGTTTCATAAAGTCCAATAACGAGCGGGACAATCGATCAAGTTTGTAAATCAAAATTATGTCTATTTTACCGGCTTCGACATCTCCCAGAAGGCGTTTCAGCGCCGGGCGATCCATGTTGCCGCCGGAAAATCCGCCGTCATCGTAATGCTCCGGCAAAATCATCCAGCCGTTGTGTTTCTGACTTTTGATGAAATTTTCAGCGGATTCCCGCTGGGCGTCCAGACTGTTGTAGGCCTGTTCCAAACCTTCTTCATGGGATTTTCGAGTGTATATGGCGCAACGCTTGATGTTTTGTACTTCCGTCATACGAGTTCCTTTCATCGGTTCGCGGTTTTCTTTCGTTTTCTCACTCCCCACCAGATTGGGCCGTTCCATTTTGTTCCGGTGATCTCGGTGGCAATAGCGGTCAGCGATCGATAAGGCTTGCCGCGGTATTCGAATCCTTTTTCCAAGGCTGTTGCCTCGTATACTTTGCCGTTCCATTCCCGCAAAAAGCGGGTGCCGGGAAGAATCTTCCCTTCGGTATTCGTTGTCGGTTGCGGCCGGACCAGTTGCGATGCCATCGGATCTCTGGCCGCCAATTCCTGAAACTTTTCCTTGACCGCCGGTTCAATGCCGCCGTAGAAAAGTTCCTGAATGCGGTAGGCCAACCGCCGCTGGATGAACGAAAGTTTGAAGCGGGGCGGTTCGGTACCGTAAAGGTCGCGCCATTTATCCTCGACTTCCTGGCGGTTCATGGTTTGCAAGGCGGCCAGCTGGCGGAGGACGCCAGTACGGTTTTTATCGTTACTCATGGCGTTCGTCTCCTGCAAATTCAAAGGTTCCCGGTGCTGTTTTGCGGAAGCGTTGCGTGGTGCGTTTGCGGATCTCAAGACCGATTGCCGCCACCAGCGAGTTTGCCGGGATAAGGCCTTTCCCTGGTTTCCAAAGGCCGGAATCTTCCATGGCGGCAATGATTTCTTTGACCGACATCGGATGCCCGGCATCTTTCAATACCTGAGCCGCCGCATCCAGCATGGTGAGCTTGTTTTTCGATTCTGTGGCTTCAGTGGCCGGGGTTGCCGAAGTCGGAACGGTTACTGGTTCCGGCAGAATAGCCGCCGCAGTGGCCGTCGTTTCGGCATCAGGAGGCGTTGCAGGAGGTGTCGTTCCCTCCGCTTCCGAGGATTGAAGCGAGACTTCGCCTGTCGATGCTACCGATTCCGGTTCGACGTTCAACGGCCTTACAAAGCGGTCAGCGTTCTGGACCGGCATGACCTTGCTGCCTGCGGTTTTGACGATCCAGCTGTGGCCGACGTTGCTCAGCACTTTGACTTTTACTTCGTTGTGAGCGATTTTCAGGATGTAATCCTTGCCGATGATGATTTCGTTTGCGTTCATTTTCTTTATTCCTTTTCTTTTTAATTGTACTACAATTATTTTAAACTGGATTAATGCGACGGATTCCATCGACCGTTTTTCAATAACGTTGAACCACACGGAACGCGGTTCATGATGTAAACCCACGCCGTGGTAATGCCACCCTTTTCCCGACGTGCGGGGATAAGTACCCGCTGGTAATAGCAGGGCACGCCCTCTAAACGATCGATCGGAGGTAGACTGAATTCCGGGTCTGAAAAAGTCACCAGTTCGCCATGAACCTCATACCAGCCACCCGGCGCATGAAAATCGATCCGGTTGGAATTCAAGTCATACTGCGTCCGGGCATCCTTGCTTGGCGAATTCGTACCAATTTTCAGAATGTTTTCTGTCGGAACCAGTAACGCCGGGTAACCGACGCTGAGCTGGTAAAGCCGTCCGCAAACCGTGGCCGGTTCAATGCTGACAGAATTGCGGCAGAATTGATGATTTCCACAATTTCGCTGGAGCGTACCGTAACAGAAAATCGCTATGTTACACATGATTACCTCCTGCCCGAATGGGCGTTAAAGGTGAAAGTTCCAGTCTTCGGTTCCGACAAATCGTCAGTGTCGAAGGCCGCGTAGGTCATTGCTTTGAGTTCCAAATCACACCAGCCGTCGAGGTCGGACAGCGCCCGATCCAGATGCCGGGCTTCCGACGAATACGCCACCACGTTCAAATCCTCGTGGTAGTAGGCGGTCAACGGGCGATTGCCTTTCAACAGCAAAATCTGGTCGGGATTGCCAAGGTTGACGATGACCGCGCTGAGCTGTCCGTGGCAGGATCGTAACGCCGGGATGAACCGCTTCAGGGAGATGTCATTGTTGACGATGCTTTTGTCGGCCAGCCGCACGATCAGTTCGCTGTCGACCTCGGCGAACCGGGGCAGTTTGTGCTTACAGAACAGTTCATCGGCGTTGGTGATCGTGCCGTTGACCGTCCCCATGCATGATCCGGCGCGGAGCGGCTGAGCGTTGTCCATGCGTTCGATTTGCCCAACTGTTGCCAACCGGGTATGTCCCATCAGCAAAACGGCGTGGTCATCAACCATTTCCAGCCGGTCGAAATACTCCGGCAAGCCGATCAGCACAATCGCCCGTCCGGGCCGTTTGAGCAGGTAGTAATCACGGTCGTCGCGAACCACCGCCATGCCCGCCGCGTCCTTGCCTCGGGTTTCGTTCAGGGCCAGCAACCGGGTGAATGCCGAGATCAGCTTGGCGTAGTCGCGGTGACTACGGTTAGCCTTCCCGAAAATGATGCCGCAAAGTCCGCACATTATTTCACCTCGGATGTTGGATGGTTGGCCGGGCGTCCGTGAAAGATGATCTCGGCATAGTCGCGATGGTGAGTGTTGATCCAGTTTGCGACTTCGTTTTCGCCGCTTTCAAGGACGAGCTTAACCACCACGGGAATGTCCAGCATATTGGTTTTGCCGGAATCCCGAATCGCAATGATGACCTCCATCAGGCGCGGCGGGTACGGATCGTCCTCGATAAACTGGACCAGTCCCGTTGCCGCCAGTTTCAACAGAAAGGCCTTTGCCGCCGCTTCCGGTTCGTCCGGCAACACGAACTCGGGGTTGCCGCTTCGGGCCAACACGTCGCGCATGTAGGCCAAAGGTTCGAGTCCGGCGGTGAACGGCGACATCTTCATGCCGTCAACAATGTCGAGATGGTTTTCTCCGGTCAGGATTTCACCGGAATTGCGGATGGGCTTGCCGTTAAGATCGGTTTCGTTGATACGTACTTTCATGGTCAAATTCTCCGTTTTGTTGGGGGCGTCGCCGCCCCCGTTGTTTTGTTTAGGCATTGGCCGCAGCCGCCGGTCTGCCGTTCTTCCACGCGGCGCTGCCCGGCAAGCGTTTCAACAGGTGTTGACGTACCGCTTTGAATTCGTCGCCTATCAAGCCAAGGCGGAGGAGAAACACTCGGAAGTCGTACTTGGCACTGGCTTCGTTGTACTCGCGTTTAGCGGAGCTGGCGGCTTTGGCGTTCTTAGCTTTTACCGCGAGGGCGAGACACAGGACAATCACCGCTTTGACCTCGCCGGCGTGGGTCGATCCCTCCGCCGCCCTTACTTCTGCGGTCTTGATCCGCCACAGGTTGGCGAGGTTAAGATCGCGATACCGACTTGAGTCGTAATGGGCTGGATCCGGGTTGCTGTAGCCAAACCAGGCGTGGTTGAGTTCGTTGCTGGTACGTGGTTTGCGGTTGGAAATCCGTTCGATGAATTCTGGGTTGGTCCGCTGGGTGTAGTGGCTAAGGCGACTTTCGCTGGTGCCGAGGGACTTCAGAATCAGCTCTTCCTGCTTGTAGAAAATCTTGGCAAGGTTGGCGATCTGTTCCGGCGTGGCGTCTTCCATGCCGAGGTGAACGTGTTGCGAACAGCAGGAAGTGGCGCGGGCTCCGGCACGGCGCAGGGCGCGAACCACTTCCTGCAAGGTGTCGAGGTCGGCGTACTTAAGGATCGGCGTAACGACTTCGGCTCGGAGGTGGCTTGGGGCGTCGATCAGGCTGGCGTCGTTGACCGCCCGCCACACCCGACCGTCGATTGCGCGGCATTCCCAAGCATCGTAGGGGCCACCGGCGTAGCGGACGCTGCCGCCGACTACACTCTGGATCGCCTTGGCGGCGTTCTCGCGGCTGATTCTTACGTATTCCAATTCCGTTCCGAAGGTCTGTTCGTTGAGGTTCATTTTCTTGTCGCTCCGTTGTTGTTCGTTGCTATTCAAGGCGTTGTGCGCTTCTCTTGCTTTCTGTGTATATGTTTGATCCAGTGTGCCGATATAGCAACTCCATAAAATCTTTATATCCAAGTATTTACAACAATTAATCCAACATTGGCGCGAGTCTGAAAATGGGACCGAGACGGGTACGGCATGCTTCATGGAAATTCTGGTGGAATCATGAATAAACAGGGCTTATCTGAACAAATCCGGTGCGGAAGCACATTAAATCAATCGTAATGGATGAACTTTCCCGGCGTCGCCAAAGAAAAATTCCTTTCAACGTATAACACGGCGCTTGATTATTTTAGTATTTGCTATTATATTAAAATAAGAGTTTTTTATATTTTAACTTCGGGGTTATCGATGAAACGCAAACTGCAAGGCAAATATGTAACCGTCAGCACCGTCGGAGAAACGGTAAAAGCGTTTATTCCGGCGTCGCTTCCGCCTGTTCCGCCGCTGGAAATCGACGGAGCCTTGCAGAACAAACTTGACCTGGCGATGCTTGAACTGGGACGCCTTGACAGCGTTTCCGACTTGCTGCCGGACATCGGGCAATTCCTGTATATGTACATCCGTAAAGAGGCGGTGCTTTCTTCGATGATTGAGGGGACTCAATCGTCGCTTTCCGATCTGTTGATGTTTGAAATTGACGAAGCTCCGGGGACGCCGCTGGATGATGTTCAAGAAGTCAGCAACTACGTCGCCGCCATGAATCATGGCATTCAACGCCTGTCAGAAGGCTTTCCGCTATCGCTTCGGTTGCTGCGCGAAATCCATCAAGTCCTCTTGGCAAAAGGACGCGGACAACAACAAACGCCGGGAGAATTCCGGCGCAGCCAGAACTGGATCGGCGGAAGCCGTCCTGGCAATGCCCGATTTGTTCCGCCGCCGCCGGAGGCCGTTCCTGAGTGCCTGGGGCAATTCGAGTTGTTTTTGCACGATCATGAAACCGTAACGCCGGTACTGGTCAAAGCGGCGCTGGCGCATGTGCAGTTTGAGACTATCCATCCGTTTCTTGACGGGAACGGTCGATTGGGGCGTTTGCTGATCACCTTGTTATTGTGTTCCGGCGGTATTTTGCGCCAACCGTTGCTGTATGTCAGCTACCATTTCAAATTGCATCGGCAATACTATTACGAACTGCTCAATGAAGTCCGCCTGAACGGTGACTGGGAAAAGTGGCTCGACTTCTTTGCCGACGCTGTAATCGCCGGGGCGCGTCAAGGATGCAAAATCATCGGCGAATTGCATCAGTTGATAGATGAGGATCGGAAAAATATCGATTCGTTGGGGCGAGGTGCCGCATCGGTGATTCAGGTATATCAGTCCCTGTTGCCACACCCTATTGCCGGGGCGCAGAATCTGGTACGCCTCACCGGTCTTACGCCGGCAACCGTCAACAAGGCATTGCGGCAACTTGTCGAACTTGGAATTGTTGAGGAACTGACTCGTCAGAAACGCAATCGTCTGTTCCGCTATCGCCGCTATCTCGAACTGCTGAATACTGGGATGGAATTGCCGGAATAATAGCATCGGCAATAGGCAGGGAGCGCGACCGGATTTCTCCAATCGCGCTCCCCAATCCCGTAAGTCCTTTCCAAGATTTTACGGTAAGTATAATTGTCGCCGGTATCATGACTATTCAAGCGGAGATCAAAACTGTTTTAAGGTTTTAATTCCTGCCTGATTATTCGGTGATTTCCGCTTCGATCCGGGCATACATTTTTTCTTCGTCGTAGGCGTTGCGCAGAAAGGTCAGCATTTCCTTCATCAACTGTTTTCCGTGCTGCAGGTCGCCGCAATGCCCCCAGGTCAGTGTACCGGCCTTGGCTTTGTTTTCATGGTTCTTTAACTCGGTGGCGATCAGGGTTAACAGTTTGGCGTTCTGGCGTTGGAGTTTTTCGTATTCGGCCGTCGCGTTCTTCATGATCAGGCCTCCATTGTTTAGGCGTTCATCCAGCCGACGAAATCCGGGATCGCGGCGAACTTTTCGATGGGGTCTTTGCCAAGCCCGGCATCCCGATCCCAAACTTTCAAAATTTCGGCATTCGAGTAACCGCGATTTTTCAGGTAGGCATAATCGGCGGCGGTGTATTGCGGGTGTTTTCTGATCTTCCTGCTGGCTTCGTTCTTGCTCATCTTTTTGCCCTCGTTTGGGTTGTGGTTCTGTATCCTGCTTCTGTTATCATGTTAAATCCTACGTCAAACATAGTCAACGACTTATACACACAACAGTCGCAGTATAAACACTTTTAAAGATATCCCGGCACCGGATTGCCGATGCCGGGGACCGTTTTTCAGAGATGCGTAATCAGCGTTTACCGGCAATCGGGGCAACGATGCCATCGGTAAGCCAGGCTCCCCAGCCGAACTCTTGGCAGGCCCAGGCGAACTTGCGGGCATCCCACATTACGAAATACCGCGCAGGATTCCACCACCCGTATTCGGCCTTGGCAACTTTATAGCCGTTGCGGCGAAAACGGTCGTTCGAGGCGGTAAAATTCGCCTCGGTGTTATCGCTTTCGTACCACTCCACATCGTGTATGAGGGCGACAATGGCCAGTGACGGATGCAGGTCAGTGATGACCTCACGCAGCCATTCCGGGAACGCGTCCGGCCCGATGCCGTTGTAGATTTTGGCGAGTTTCGTCGGAGTGTATTTCTTCAGGATTTCGCGGCCTTCCAGATCGTACTTATCGACCAGTTTCAGCAGCTTTTTCACTTCTTTTACTTTTGACATAGGGACTCCTTATGTTGCGATGAGTTTTGAACTTCCGGTTATTTTGTCGTTTTTACCGGGGCATTCGAAGCATCGGCGGCCGTGCCAGTACCGCCGCTGATGCTCTCCGCCGAAACCTGCAAGGCGGTGGCGTTACAGGCCTTAATCACGTCGGCCAACTTGTCCATGTTCGCCTGATCTTTGTGGATGGTCAGAGCGCCTTTATCGAGGTTGAACAGCTCGGCATCGAAGCCAGGAATCGGGTTGTCGGTCGTACAGGACGCGACGTTCAGTTTGCCGCCCCAGCCCTTCGTCCAGACGTAGCAGGTTTTGTCCTTGGTGGACTTGGTGACTTGGTCGATCACGGATTCGCTGGTAGTGGTGACTTTGATCGGTTTACCGGTGGCGAGATCGTACTCGGTGATCGTACTGGTCGAGTTGCATCCGGTCAGCAGAGAAACTGCAACGCATGCGGTTCCGGCCAGAATCATGGCTTTGAGAGGTTTGTTTTTTGCCGACATGAGATGTTCCTTCCGGGTTGGATTGAGGTTAAGAACGTTGATTTGGGACATGATGAATCCTCCTTTTGAGGGGTTGTTGGGAATGAAAGATTTCGGCTATGCCGGTACGATTTTACCGCCAACTTTTTAGGTCACCGGAGTGAGCTCAATGGCCGGATCGATATAGGTAAAACCGGCGGCGCTGTAGTAGTTGTAAAATATCCGGAACTGAACCGCATCCAACAGCTTGACGTCAATCGGCATTTCCAGAACATACTGATTCAAATCGCTGTCGTTATTCCACACGCTTGCAGAGTCGTCGTTCCAAACACCGCAGAGATTGCTGCGATAGGTCTGCGTCAAACCGGAGGCGGTTTTCACTTCCACTTCAATCTGAAGTTTATCCTCGAGCGCATCGAAACTGGACAGCCCTTTGGTTGCGATGTGTACGCGGGCGAGATGCGGGCCAGTCTGCGCCGGCGTAATTTCAATGCCTTTGTATGGGTAGCGTCCAATCGCCATGAACGTGGAAGAACTGGAGTTGGTTGTTCCCTCCAGTTTCAAACAGGCCGATGCGCCGCCTGTCCGGTTGACATTCCAGGTCTGGCACTGGTAGTTGTTGGTCAGCTGCTTGAAATTACCGTCGCTGATTTCGTTGCCGACCGCCATCGCGAACATCTCGTTGGAATGTAAATCGTCACTTGCCATTCCCAGGTTGAAAACCCGCGAGTTTGAGTGTTCAACGTACAGAAATCCGTGTTGCGGCGGACGGGAAATCGCCAGCGTATCATCGTTATACGGATAGGTTGCGTTGACCTTGTTCACCGTAGCCGTTCCGATATACAAATTGCCGCCGGAGGCGCAATAGACGGCCCGACCGGGGAACCATGTTTCCAGGGTTGGCACCGAAACAATTGCGTTCGCCACCCAGAGCGTGCCCTTAATGTTAACGTTTTTAGCGTTGCAACCTTGCAGGCGCGCCGCCTTGCCGCGCGGATTGTTGACGGTGATATTTTCAACCAGCGCCAGATGTTGGGAGGCGTAAGGAATATAGATCGCCAGTGGCCAGCTGTAACTGTCGATATTGTCGGCAACGTCATATGTGGCGCAGTCGCCGTAGCCGTCGGATTCCGCCGCCTGAATCAGGATGTTGCGGACGATGTTTTTATAATCGGTACAGTCGGTGGAATAACTCGGATCGATAACAACTGCCGGATTTTGATCGCCGAAATTCCAGCATTTTTCCAGATTGAGCGTGACATCCTGAATATCGTACTGCAACATGCGATCGCAACCGAGACCGACGATGCTGCGAATGCACTGCAGCGTTTTCGTATAGGTTCCAAGCGTGCCGGCATAGGTAATTGTCAGGCCTTTGACTTCGACGCGATCCATGCATCCGGTAACGAAAAAGCGCGGGATGTATTCACTCAGAGTCTGTGCTCCGTTGCAATAAAAATAGACCCTGTTGTTGTTGGCCCGGAGGCATCGCCCCTGATAAGAAGTGTTGGTACAGAGATCGGCGGCGGCGGCATCATAATGGCTGGTGATCGCATAAACGACATTGCCGGAATAGTTGCCGTACTGCGCATTACGGATATATACCGAGTGATAACCCGTACTATTGCCATGGTGAAACTCACAGTCGCTGAAGTTGAAACTGTGAATGCCGTTGGCATAAAAATACCGACCGTAACGGTCCACCGGAATCACGGACGTATAGTTCTGAATGTCGCCTTCCTGATGGGTGAACTTGCATTTGTCGAAACTGACATTGGCGATCGCGCTGTCTCCGATGGAAAAGAAATAATTGCCGATCGTTGTGCCGATCGAACGAAAAAAACATACCCGATGGCAATGCAAATTGTTCAGCGAATTCAGGGTCAGCAACTGGTTGCCGGTAATTTTGATCCAGGCGAAATCCTCGGCGTCGGCTTCCCAGGCGGATTTTGCCTCGGCGGGCATCCGACGGTACATCGGATCGGTTGCCTTCGGCATGCCCATGAAGATCAGGTTGGGGATAGTCGAAGTGGTTCCGTATATGTGCTGGCAGGCGGCAGTCAAGGCCGTCCGGCGTATGATGAAGCAGGTTTTATCCGATAAATTGGCCAGAATCGGCAAATCGATCAGCGGAGCAGCAGGCAAGGATCCATCTCCGGCGGTTCCGGCTGACGGATCGACGTAAAGTACGTTGTAATCAACGCTTCCGAAGCGCAGTGTCATAGTAGTATTCCTTGTGCGATTTGATATGTTGAAGTCAAAAAGTCCTGATAAATCACGGACGCATAATCGGCGATGCCGCTCAGTCCCCCGGTGAAACTGCCCCCTCCGTTGATGACCGTCGACTTGGCAACTCCGGGGTTAACGGCGAAAAAATCGGAGCTCAGCAGCGCCCCTCCGGACGCCGAACTGCCGACGATGCTTTTGCCGTTGTACAGCGGCGAGCCGGTATCGTCCTCGGAAAACTTGTCCAATACCGCCAGATTACCGTGCGTATGTTCGGTACTTTTCGCGGCATACGCCGAGTCGTGATTGTGATCAATTGCCGCCTTGCCGTCCAACGCCGCCTGCTGCGCGGTCGAAACCGGCTTGTCGACATCAGCGGTGTTATCAACGTTACCGAGGCCAAGTTGTGCTTTCGTCACGGCATGCGGATTTTCGGTATTGGCAAGATGGGTACTGACAATCGTTCCTTCCGCTTTCGTATCCAATACAGTTTGCAGACTGGTTATGTCGCTGATTGCGTGGGGATGCAATATGGTCGCATAGACCCCGTCATGGATGTGATCGATCAGGGCATATCCCTTCATTTTTTCATTGACTGCAATTGTAGTACAATAACTATAAAGCAGGCTATCCACCTGTGCCGCTGAGTACATACCGTCCGTAACCTGTGTCGGGGTTCCGGTTCCAGCTGTCGATCTGCGGTTGCACACCCGCATGGTGAACTGGATCAGGAAGCCTGGATCGGTCACACCGTCATCGAAACCCACCAGTTCTGCGCCCAGATCGGCGCTAGCGCTGTTGCCCAGTTTGGAAATGAGTTCCTCGGTATTCATTTCCGTCAGCGGAATCTGAATCTCATTGAAAGTTTTTGTGCCGACCGTGGACTGAACAATGGAAATTCCTTCCGCCACCCGTATTTCGGGATCGGTGGCAGTGTTCCAGTCGCCAGCCAGCACAAACTCCCAGTTCGCCAGCGTGGTAATCCCGGAATCGTCCGGATTGCCTTCGTCATCGACCAACCGCAGGCACAACAGCGCCCGTACACCACGCATCAGCGCCGGCGGCGTACTCCTGACCGCGTTGTAAGCGTCAACTGGGGTGGCGACATGGCCGTCGATGTTCAAATAAATGGGAATAACATGCATGAATTACCTCTCATTGTTCATACCGTGATGGTGTCGGAAACGTCTGCTCCAAAAACACTTTTACGCCGGAATCGAAGCCTTTGTCGTTGTAGCCGAGAAAGAATTTTCCGGCACATTGGGCCGCGACGTTTTCGACTCCCCCGGCATCGTTTTCGAACGTGGCTTTGAATGGGTTCATCGACAATGCCCGACTGCCGTAGTAGTTGTGATAGAGCGAATAACAGGTCACCCCTGGAGCCGCCTGCCGCTCGGTTTTGAACTCCTCGGCCAACGCGATGAACTTTTTCCGTTCGAACAGGCCCGGCGTGTGGCTTTCGAAATTGATCGTGGTTTTGCCGCGTTGCTTCAGCGCTGCGGCGGTCAGCCGCAACCGCCGTCCCCAGTCGGATGACCCGCCGTGATTGGCAGTCAGATCGCGTCTGCCGTACAGCGCCTGAACGTTGCCAGCATCAAGATCGCGCAGCACCGCGAAATCGTCGCACCAAACTTGGATATAGTCGGCATCGGATTGCGTTGCCGCCGCCAGAATTGCGATAAAGAAGTTCATCTCTTTGCGTTGCGAATCGTCGAATGCATCAATCACGGTCATGTTTCGTAACCAGCTCGGCGCGGCTTTGGACACCACGATGATATTGCGGTAACCGGTCAGATATTTTTCTATGGATCGCAAGGCATATCGCAGCTCAAGGTTATCATCGTGAGCCGAAAATGTCCGCAACGGGAAAACAATATCCACCGGTGAGCCCCCGAGGGCGGCGGCACCGTGCCGCTGCGAAATAATTGTTCCAGGCTCTGCCGTCGCCGAAGAAGATTGCGAGCTTATCTGCCGGTACTGCGCCAGCAGTTTATCGGTTGCCGCCAGCAATGTCGCCGCATCCGGGGCAGTTGCCATTTTGCTGAAATACCGCAGAAAACTTTCCAGCCGCATAAGCGCCCGGCGAATCTCCGGCTCGACTTCCTTTCTTTGTGGGAAATGCGGTTCTGTCCGTCCCGGCATCACCGCAGTCAGTTCATAAATCGAATTGGCAAGATTTTGATTATCAACCATAATTCATTTTCCTTTCTAAAATAATGCGGCACTCCTGCGCTGAATTAGAGCGGATATTTCCGCCAAATTCAGTGCCGAATCTGCCACCGGGCGCTGCCCGGACGGGGTCCAGCGTCGGAACGCTGGTCGCCGCTGGCGAAATCGCTATCCTTCCTGGCCGGTCAGTGACAAGCGGATTTCGCGGATTGCGGCGGCCGATGCGGAGTCGGCCACGATAATTTCGTTTTCGGCTTCGCTTAGGTGGGCCAAGGCCAGGGCGAAGTGCGGATGTCCTTTTTCAGGGGTGTAGCCGGAAGCGACCTCTTTAAGTAGTACAATCGCTGAACCTAAGTGTTTCAAAAAACAGAACGTGCAGGCCGGACGATCTTTCTGCAGCTCGGAATTAACCGGGTTTGCAGCGACAGTCGATGTGTTTTTCTGCTGTTGACCCGGCAGAAACTTCGGCAGTTTGGCGTTGAGAATCGCATCCGGAACCGTGCCGGTTTTCAGGTATTCGACGTAATCCGGAGTCAACAGTTCGACAGCCTCCGAAGAGTCCGGATTGGCTTTCCAGAATTCCGTTAAAAGCGGCATCACGCGGGCCACCGCCTGGTTGACGGCGCAGGTAGTGCAACTGCCTTTTTTCTGTTTAGCCGCAAGTTCCTGATAGATCGCATTGATCGCCGCCGACAGCTTGGCGGCGCGGGCCAGCCAGAGCATCGGATCGCGGTGAAATAACCGTCCTGACATGAACGCTTTTTTCACCCCTTCGCGATGGGTTTGTTCATAAGCGGCGATCTGCTCGGCGTTCAGTCGCGCAACTTCGCCGCCGACCACGAACAGATCGTCATAAAGATTGAGAATCGTCATCAGTTTTTCGACGTTCATCTGACCGTCGGACGACTGCGCAAACAGCGTCAACAGTTCCGACGGTAGATCCGACGTATGGTCGAGTTTAAACACTTTGAAATACTCCTTTTTTCAGTGGCGAATCATATTATTGCGACGAAGACTCGTCGAAAACGCAGGTATCCGGGCACGCCGCCGGGCAACCTCCATATTGCGCACAGTTGTTAAGCCATTGATAGCAGCTGCTTTGATAGTCGCCGCACTGCCAGCGGCAGGTGTCGCCGCAGGAATAACAGTCGCCGTTCTGGTTCTTCATCATCGTGTAAGTCGAAGTTGAAACCGAATAGCTGTCGCATTTCTTGCAGCAAGTGATCGCATAGCACCAGCCGTGATAGTTGTCGGTCCAGACGGACGGGGTGCCGTAACAGTTGTATTTGCCGCAGGAAGCCGCCACCTGCGCATACAGCACCGTCCACAAATCCGGCGTTCCCATGTCCACCGGAATCAGCGTGCCTTCGTCGCTGTTGTAATAATCGCAGCTGTAATAAGTTCCGGTAAACGAGCCGCAACTGTTGGTCTCGGTGACGCCACAATTATGCATCATCATCGACGACGTGCCGTTGTAATAATAGTTGCTGGAACTTTCATAATGTTGCCAACATTTGAGCGTCGTGGAACTGTTGGCCGCGCTCCAACTCTGCTTATACGAGTTGGGAACACCGTCGCCGCCCGGATAAACGCAGCACGGGCCGACGATTACTTTTCGCTCAAACTGCATGTCGGCGCAACCGCCCTTCCAGCCGAACGCCGACGCTTTTGCCTCGCTGTCCGGCAGACATTCGAAAGACACCGTGGCGATATCCGAGGTCAAATAGTTATTGGCCGGCGTGCTCGCGCACCGGATTGGGCTGATCACGTGCGCCAGCAGTTTCGGACAACACACGTCCGCCGCATCCTGAATGTAGGCGGTTTCCTTCTCGTTGACCGCGGCCGTCATGTAGTCGGGATACCCCGGCGAAAGTTGAATGGCGGTATATTCTTCCGCATTCAGCAACAACGACCCGCCGAGCGGAATATTGCCCATCGCGGTCATGGTCGAAACCACGCCGTCGCAGCATTCGCACATCATCGCCTGGCTGTTGCAATTCGTGTATTTGCCCGTCAACTGGCTGATGAACTTTTTGCAGATTGCGAACACCGCCCAGTAACAACCGGTCGGCGGTGAACCTGAGCTGGAACTTCCGGAACCGGAGCCTCCACTACCGCTGCCCGAACCACTGCCGCTTCCTGAACCAGACCCGGACCCGGACCCTGAACCGGAGCCACTGCCTGAACCCGAACCACTGCCGGAGCCCGAACCGGATCCACTGCCAGACCCTGAACCACTGCCGGAACCGCTGCCCGAGCCTGAGCCGCTTCCAGACCCACTTCCAGAGCCTGAACCTGATCCCGAATCGGAGCTGGAACTGGAGCTGCTGTAACTGCTGGATTCCTCATCGGGATTCAGCGGACACGGACCGCAGATTTTTTTGCCGTTTTTGCCGATATAAGGGCAACAGCCGGTCCGAAAATCGTCGAGTTTGCCGTCCTTCCACAGCAGATATTTGTCGTAACACGGACAGCAATCTTTAGCCCCGTCCGCGTCGCACGAACAGCAGCAGACCACGTTCAACGTCCAGGCGGTACCGGTGGTGCCTTCGCAGTTCGGGATCACGATCAGACGGACTTCCTTCACACCGGCGGGCACGGTAAGGTGTTCATAGACCGGAGTATTGTTCGTGCGGATGCAGTCGGAGTCATAAAGCACGGTACCCGAAATCGCCGCTTCGGTAATGGTCCCGGACGGGATTTTCGCAATCGGATCAAGGCAGATTACCAGACGGTCTTTCACATAATAGGTGACCAGTTTCAGTCCGATCGGAGTATCGTTATCACTGTTTTTGAGCGGCAGATCAACCGCGTAGCCTTCGTCTCCGCCATTATTGCTCAACTGCAGATCGCACAGATCCAGTTCGCAGGGACATTCCGTGCAGATCGTCGCCTTGCCGTTGCCGATAATGAGTTTATTGTTTTTCAGCCAGAGTTTTTTCATGATGAAGCACTCGCGTCAGTTTCACATTCGCCCAGTACCCACAACTGTGGTGCGGCGTGATGAAACTGAATGATTTTTCTGCTTTCGCCGTCCTCTCCGATATCTACGTAACCGAGCGGGTAAATGGCGATACTTTCCGTGACTTCTATCTCTGGATATTCTGAAATGATATACGACCAGGAGAAGGTTTCCTCGGTTTCATCGAACTCGGCTTTGAGGCAGATATAGCCCGGCGCAGTACCTTCGGGAACGCCAGTTTCTATCGCTTCCAATTCGCCGTTGCCCATCGCATATCCGGCATAGTTTTCATCGAGGCCGCGTCCGTCCACAACCTCAATTCCGGACTCGCCATCGATAATTTTGAACGGACCGTTGTAGTCTTCGGATGCCGCAGTGTTCATCTGTACGATTGCCCAGCTTTCGTCTCCTTCTCCCTTCCAGATTATCCGGCAATCGCCACTTGCCGCCGTTTTAAACGCTGTCGCATCCTCCAGGATGGGAACGACATATTCATTTTCATCATCGGCATCGGAACCCACCAGTCGTACCGGCGTGATCCCGGCAATCAGCGCCTTGCCCATTTCATCTGACTTGATCGGCTGCTGCAAAATCACCAGCGGTTTGGTTAAATCGTCCTCTTCGGTAAATTTGTCTGCCGTGAACGCCGGAAATCCATCCATGAACTTCAGCGCCGTTTCCTCGTCTTCCACTTCCACCACCGGACCTGAAATGTACATCGGAGCGAACACCAGCATGTCATCGTCCGACATATTGTGAATCAGTACGATTCCCGCCCGTGCCTGACGTTTGCCGGCATCCACGGTCATACCGCCCTGCATATTCTTCACATACCGGGCTGCGTCAATGAACGCGTTCCATGCTCCAGCTCTGGGAACAAAGCTCTGCCCGGCCGATACCTTATCCAAATCATTCATGCTGTCTCCCTTGGCGGGGAATAATCCCCGCACCCCAAGCCGGGGCTCCTCGCCCCGACACCCCCCGGCAGGCCATTGGCCTGCACCATTATTGTTGAATGAATCCTACCCAAAAAGACCGCCTGCGGCACCCGTTTTTTGCTTAACGGATTCATCCAACGAGCGGCCGAATTTTTCTTGTTTGGCGGCACTCCTTTGCGAAATTTAGAGGTGCGTCAGCACATCAAATTCCGCAAAGAAATCACGCACCGGGTCGTACCCGGGGCCGGTCCAGCGGGCACGCGCTGGTCGACGTAGTCGAAACTCTCCTATGCCCCTTTGCCAAGCCCGAGGGATGCGAAGGATTCGCGTTCATAGACGCGTTCGATGTAGGCGGCGGAGGGTTTTTTGAGAACTTCGCCGTCTTCGGGTTTGTCGGAGTAACGGACCCAGAGATAATCCCAGCCGCTTTTGCGGGAAATGGTCATGTCCCCGACATCGAAATCTTCCTTTGTGGTAGATACCGAAAACTTGTAGGTAATCTCCCACAGAGCCTTTTTGCTTTTGCCGCGGAGGGTACCGCTGGCTCCCAGAAACAGCACTTCCCCGGCGGTGTAGCCGCGAAAGGTGTCGCTGTTGACGGTGCCGGTCAGTCGGGCGATGGTACGTTTGAATGAAGTGGTCACCCGGCTCTGTTTGAAATAGTGGGTTTCCGAAAAATTCATCACCGGCTGGACCACATCAACGCCATTCACATTCTCGCCGTCGTAGCCGATAGCTCCGCCATAATCGGGAGCATCATTGGGATATGAGTCCATGGTTTCCAGCGACTGCGTGAGGTGCATGGTCGCCCCGCCGGTATCGAAGGAAAACATCGGTTCCGGTTCGTTGTCTTCGGCATTAACACTGTAGGAGTTGCTCTGGTATTTGACCGTGACTTTAAAGGTGTCGGCATTGATCCGCTCTTCGATTTCAACGGTCTGGCGGGGCAGTCCGGCATAGAACGCGTCGGTATTTTCATAGGCAAAAGCCAGGGCGGATTCTTCGCTGTCAACTCCGAACACGAAGTACGGAATCTCCGCGCCGGAGTAGCTGCCGTCGCTGTTGATCGCCTGCGAACGGTCATAAAATGCGGGTTCGATTTTCGTACTCATCACAGACTCACTCATAAACCAGCCCGCTGGAATTATTCTCCAGGAGCTGGTTGGTTTTCCTGGTGTTCTTTTTGATTTCCTCGGTTGCAGTCGCGGTGCGTTCGGCGGCGTTGCCGGATGACAGCGCTTTCAATGCATCAGCGTAAAACGTCCCGCCGACTTCAGTCTTGCCATGAGCTGCCGCGACTTCTGGAGCGGCGTTTTTGATCTTGTCCTGCAACTCGCCGATTTTGCCGGACTGCTTCTCGCCGGATTCTTTCTTTGCCTTGGCTTCGTCGATGGCTTTCTTCCATTCATCCTTGCCCTGTTTCAAGGCGTCCATGGATGCTTTCATGGCGTCACTCGCTTCGGCGTCGATTCCGGCTCTATCCGCTTCCTGCTGCTGGGCGATAATCGCCTGTTTATCGGCGCGTTCCTTTTCAATTGCCGCCTTGTCCTGATTGGCGGATGCGGCGGATTCTTTCAATTTGTTATTGAGCTCGCTTTGCGCCTCGTTTTCCTTCATCTCGGTCTCATCGTCGACCAGCTTTTTCGCCGCTTCCACATCAATGCTCGGATCGATCATGCCCATGAAATCCAGCCAGCATTTCTGCAGAAATGCCTGTGACGCGATCCAGGCCGATTTCAGGCTTTTTAAAAAAATGTTCCAGATATCCAGCAGGAACGAAACGGTGTTGATCCAGACGGTTTTCAGCGATGCCCAGGCGTCGGTGATGATCGAAATCGCGCCGTAAAAAGTCTCCGAGGTAACCGTCTGATACCACTTTTTGAACGTCACCCAGAGCTGCTTCAGTTCATTGATCCCGGCCAGCCAGGCAACTTTCAGCGACTGCCAGAAAATCTTTGCCGCCAGCATCACGTCTCCCGCCGCCAGAGCATCCTTGATTCCCTGAAACGATGTTTTCGCGAATTCAGAAACGACGGCAAACTTTTCCTTCACCCAATCGACCACCTGACCGATTACTCCGGTCGCGTATAGCAGATAAGCCACGATTCCGACGATGGCCAGTTTGACCAGTACCACCGGCGTCAGCAGCGCACCAAGAACGCCGCCAAGGGCAATAATCCCGGCTTTGATCAGGACCAGCGGAGCCATCAGCAGCCAGAGGATTTTACTGCCGCCGACGATCACGAACAGTACCGTTTTGAGCACCCCGCCCAGCAATCCGGCCGCCACCGCCGCTACTTGCAACACGGTGCCGAATCCGACCAGAAGCGCCCCGGCCGCCGTCACTGCCGCGCCGATTTTCGTTACCGTGACGATCACTTCCTTGTGCGCCTTGATCCACTCGATTACCTGCTTGAGATAGGCTACGAAGAGATCTGTTTTGGTCTTGACCATCGGCCCTAATGCCTCACCGATTACGGTCAGTACCTGAATCCCTGCCTGTTTCAGCCGCGCCATGGATTCCCAAAGCGTAGCCGCCATTTTCTGATAGGCTACCTCCGCCATGCCGCCGCGCTTGCGCATCACCTCCATGTCGTAGTTGAAGCCTTCCATATTTTTAAGTGCCGGCAGGATCCCGCGAATCGCCCGGACATTCGGGAACAAGGTGGCAATGTCATCTGGCGACAACTTTTTGATCTTCTCAAAAATTTCCGCAAGCCCCTCGCTTTTCAACGCCGCGGAAGACATTTCAAAACCGAGCGTACGGGCGTATTTTGCCGCTTCGTCACTCGGTTTCAGGAAGGTCGAAATGATCGCGTTCAAAGCCGTCACTGCGTTCTCAGTCCGTACCCCATGCCGGGTCATGGTCGCGATTGCCGCACCGAATTCCTCGAATGAAACCCCGGCGGTCGCGGCGGTCGTAGCCACAAGGCCGATGGACGGAGCCAGTTCCGCAAAGGTCGTCTTGCCTCTTTTAACCACGGCGAACAAGAGATCGGAAACATCGGACGCGTGGTCTGCCGAAAGCCCGAATGCGTTCAGGATGGTAGTGATTGAGTCCGCCGCAATCCCGGTGTCGGTCATTCCGCCTTTCGCAGCTTTCGCCGCAACCGCCAGTACATCCAGCGCCTTGGCGGGATCGACCGACGCCGAAAGGATATCGTACAGTCCTTTCGACAGCGTATCGGTCCCTTCACCGAACTCGATGGACATCTCCCGGATGCTCTTGCGGTACTCATCCATGTACTTCGCGGGCTCGTCCAACATCGTCGAGACATTCGCCATCTGCTTTTCGAAGTCGGCATAGGCGTTGACCCCGGCAGCAAACGGAAGCGCAATCAGACCACCGATCAGCAGCAGCTTTTTCCCCGTCGCCGTGATCGAATCGCTGAACGCTTTCAGCTTCGCTTGGGCGGCTTTCAAACCGCGCACCATCGCGTTGTTTTCGACCGTCAGCTCGATGTAAGCCAGTCCGGTCTTGATGTTGGAACTCGAAGTTGCCATCGCTTATTTATGTCCTTTTCTAAATAACAGGGATTGAAAAACCAAACAAGTTAGGTTATAATTATCAGAAACGAGAAATTGCAATGCCTGTTGTTGCGCGATACAAAGGATGGGCGATTGTAATCTGGTTTGGCGACCATGACCCGGCTCATGTACATGTAATCAAGGATGACATTGTCATTCGGATTGCGTTGGAAGATGCCGAGGTATTGTCGGTAAAAGGCAAAGTCTCCAATGCGGAATTACATCGCGTTCAAAAGTTTATTAAGGAGAACCAGGATGACCTCATCAAAGAATGGAATCACGCTCATGCCTAAGCCGGAAGTCACTGAAGTCTCCTTGGACCACATTACCGTGGTGTTGGGAGCTGAAACTTTTATCCTCCCGTTCAAACGTTATCCGTGGTTTGAAGAATGCACGTTACGTGAAATCAAACATATCGAACTCCTCGGCGATGGTTTGGAATGGCCGGATGCGGTGATCGGTCTGGAACTTGAACTGTTGCGCCATCCGGAAAATGCCAGCAAACTGCCGTCGCTCGACGGCTGGCGGAAAATTCGGGCTTCGGTCAGAGTCAAAGAAGCCCGGAAAACCTTTGCACAAACCGGAGGATCTACCGTCAGTACCAAAAAAGCCGCCGCCTCTCGCGCCAACGGAGCCAAGGGCGGTCGCCCCCGTAAAAAGACCGATCTGATTCATGCCTGATTTTTTACCCAGATGGCTTTCATCGCGTCGAAGGCCATCTGACTGTCCTTTTTAACTTTGTGATCGGCGTAGGGATTGAACGTTTCCGGCGTAACCAGACGGTGCTTTTTCGGGTCGCGATTGAGGTTGAACAGCATCGCCAGAATGGATGCCGTGTGATTCCATCGGGCCTTTTCAGCATTCTCCGCCAGGATCAATAATTCGCGCAGCGTCAGGGATTCGGGACTGACTCCGGCGGTGCCGCCAAGTTCCCAGAGGAGCCGGTAATATTGCTCAGCTCGGCGTCGATTCTCTTCTCCAGTTCGGGGCTTTCGAGGTAGATGTTCGCCGCGTTGATTGCTTTCGCTTCCACGTTTTTCAGCTTGTCCAGCGCCTTCCGCAGCACCCGACGCTTCCCCTCCGGGAAAAAATCCGCCAGTTCCTCCAGCAAGGCCAGCGTGGCATGTTCGATGGCATCGCCCGCCATGGCTGCGCCGAACTGTTCATCCGTCACGTTCTGCGTATCGGCCTCCGGTTTGCAGATCGCATAAACCACATCGCACAGCAGAATCGGGTCCAGCGCCAGACGTTCCAAGAGGTCGCCCTCGACCGCTTCCATCAGGTTTACATCCAGCAGCGACTTTACCCGTTTGACCGTGGCGACATTGACGCTGACCGTCCAGTTGCGTCCCGCGTTATCCTTAAAACATTTCATTGTTCAGATCTCCTTTTTATCCATACGACGGATTGCGTTAGTTCTTCTTCAAGCTCCGCGCTTTGTGCTACGGAAGCAGAAAGAAAATGAACTTGGATTATGTACCGCTGGAACCATCGACCCACGCCGGTTCGCGTTCGGAATTCGCCGAGGGTTTTGCCGTCACCGCGTAGTTGATGACGTCCTCCAATCCTTCGGATCGATTGAAGGTGGTAATCTCGAAGTCGGCATCCAGCCCTGAACCGCCGGTCTCGGCGTCGGCGATGAACAACGCGATCATCGAGTTGCCGAAAAATGCCGTCTTGATCGCCTGGAACCCCGCATCCGCCGTATTTCCGGCCAGCGTGAATTCCTCCGATGCGTCCTTCAGGCCCGACAGCACCTTCTTCCATTCCGACGACCGAACCGCCACTTCGACGCTGCCTTTTTCAATGTTCAGCGATACCGAATCAGCAACATGCTTCAGTTCGGTTGCCGCCTTGGTTCCGGCTGTTCCATAAAAGATTTTCGCCTCAAAACCTACCTTATAACTCATACACACCTCCAAGATTTCGCCTTCGGCGCCCGCCTCTATCGCCGGCGGGGGCGATCGGGTACGACCCGGTGCGAAATTGTTTTTTTACTTAACTGAATTTGCCCACATGGGAGGAATTTTATGCAGATTTGCTTGTAACGCCGGTCCCATGAAGGGACGCGCGGGGTACTTCCGTCCGAAATACTCCCCACCGAATTCATGCGCACTGCCCGACTTCCCGACGAACGTATACGCCGGTCCGATCACCGCTGTCAGCTTGGCCCGGTCCACGTTGTACAGCAGACCGCGTTTCAACTGGCCGCGTCTCGTATGCGGCGGCGTTCCCGCCGGCGACTCCTTCCTGTTTCGTCGGATACTTCTTCTTGCCGTGATGCGGATCGCGGCTGCGGCGTGATTCAGGCTTTTGAAACAGCCCCTATTCGCTTTGCGTTTGACGTATTCCGGATCGAACCACGATTTCCCTTTCATGCCGAACATCTCAGATCACCTTGAATGTCAGCGTGATTACGCTGGTGAACTGCCGCATCTGCCGCATATGTTCCAGGTCGTACACCGGATCGTTCTCGCCCTTGACGCAGACTGCTCTGGCATAATCCGTCAGCCGCTTGCGTTCGAAAACCGCGATAATGTCTTCCACCAGTTTCAGCAACGCCGCGATCCGTTCGGAATCGGCCGTCTTTTGTTGCACCCCGATGTCGACCTGAACCTCCCGGCTCGACGTATCACGGGTAAGGTTTTCGGACTTTACCGCCTTCGGTACCACTGTTACCTTGAGCGTTTTCATATCCTTCAACTCGAACTCAGGCAGCAGCAACATGGCCGCCGTGAATTCGATATCAAAAGAACCGCGATTGATGTCGGCCGTCACCGCGTTGGCAATGTCGATGATCGTCGCCATCATTACCTCACCATAGTCGTTATTATCGATCCGATCGCCGCCAGCAACGCCAGCAGTGCGGCACCGGCCGCGGACAACATGGTTTTTCGCATATCCTCGGCAGCATGACACGGCGGACTGTGATGGATATTGTGATCCGCAAAGTGAACCGACAACATTCCTTTCATCTCGGCAAGCTCACGGCGCGACTCGTTTACAGCCACCCAGACATCGCGCAGATCGGGGTCATCGCTTCCATTGGGCATTTATTCTGTTTCTCCTATGAATTTTGTGTGTATCCGGCAGCACTGTCGGTAACTGTCGGAGTACCTCCATTCCGGTTCACCGTTGGGAGCCATGACCTCGTAAACGAAGCCGGAGTCTTCGATTTCGTCCCCGGATTGAGGCTGAATAGCCTGGCCGTTCAGAACCAGATCTGATGCATTCACCAGATAATCGCGGCTTTCGATGTGCTGATAGCGCCCATAGTCGTCGATGACTTTGAACACTGTCTTGCCGATGGTGGCGGTGATGGCGGCGGAAGCATTTCCGCGCCTATATATAATAGGAATGGAAAGATGCTCCCGCCGTCGCGCCTCCAGCCAGGTCATAGCGTCTTTAATCAGGTCAGCCATTACGCGGAACGAATCACGCCGTAATCTTCAAGTGCGGCAAGGATCGCATTGATCTTGGTGGTATTTCCGGCAATGGCGTTGGCCGCAGACGCCACATCCGTTACTGCCGCAATCGTATCGGATGCGGTTCCTGTGGAATTATCAGACAAATGAACAATCGAATTACCGACTGTCGGGATGGCCGGTCCGCCAAGACGAATTCTTGCGGTCGTATCGGCTGCCGCTGCAGCAGCAATTGCTTCCCCGAGATACACATTTCCACTGGTGACTGACGTTACCTTTTGCGCCGTGGCATTCCAGTATACTTTCTCCCCTTTGGTAATGGCGGTGCCGTCACCGGTCGCTTTGACAATGTCATACACTCCTACCAGCGCCAGAGCGCCGAGTGTTCCGGCCTTGATGTCGAGCTTGGCAATGCCAATCAAACTGCCGATTACCACCACGCTTCCGGCCGCAACATCACTCTCCGGAATATAATCAATAGACTCTCCGCGATACACATATTTCGCAATCATAACCACATCTCCATTCTTTTCTTAACTGGCGTCCCTTAGCGGGATTCGAGCGGATATTTCCGCCGAATCCCGCTAAGTATCCGGCACCGGCACCTTGCCGGTCGCCCCGCCGGCGAAAGAGGCGATTCCCTCTCCTAAACTCCCGCGCTACGGACCATGCCGCGGTGATCCTGCTCGCGAACGCCGAGGTCGAAGTAGACGCGGAACCACAGCCCGAGGGTGTTAAAATCAGTGTCGCCTTGCTCAACTGTCGGAGTACGTTTGCCGCGAAGGAACCCTATCTCGCATGTATCCACCTGATTGGGATCGCCAAAGAGATACCAGGCGGCCGCACTGAATCCAGGGTAAGTGCTGTTCGCGAGGTACGGAGAGCTGACAACACTCAGGTTTTCGTCTACTAGAGAATTCAACGCAGGACGAATTGTCGGAGCGGATCCATTCGAGGAATCTCCTCCCGCAATGATCAATGTCGCCCCCTTGGTCAACTCTATGGCGGTGTGCTTCAGCGCAGTTGACACCAAGAGATAGCACGGTTCAATGTTAATAGGCTGTCCATCAGAGTCGACCTGATCGAGAAACATCTGGACTGCCAGGCGCAATCCTTCGGCAGAAAGAACGCTGTCAGAACCTGTCAACAGGTTGTGATGATCGACAGAAAACAGAGTTTTGCCGTCGCCCTGAGTAGGATTTGACATTAGGCGAGTAAAAAAAAGTTGATCAATCAAACGTGCGGCGCGATTACCCATCGCCGCCGGTACTTTCATAAACGCACCAAGGTCGTCATTCATCACCATCTTGCGGGTCAGGCAAAATTTCTTGCCATAAGTTTCAAGCTGGTTAGTTGCACGTTCTTCAGAAAATCCGCCGTCCTTAATCTCCCCGTCAGCACCAATCGGCTTAAGGTCGCCGGCATCAGTCAAGCGAAAGCGTTCGTTTTCTTTGAAGTCGTTCAAATCACCGGTACTGCACAGCCTCATCGCTATGATCGGTTGAGCGTTATAACTCTGCAACAATTTTTTATTGGCAACATTGCTTAGAATCCCCGGCAAACTCACCGTGGAAAACGCTGCATGTATAGTCTCGTTGCCAAAAGAATGCGGAGCCGCAATACCCTCGAGGTTCAAGCATTCAACCAGGAGCTGTTTGACTGGCATATCGCAGATTTCGTCACCTCGATGTACCGCCTCGTCTCCATATTCCGCGATCAAATCGTTTCCAGGAATACCGATACGAAGACACATTGCAGCCTCAAGCGTCTGGCGCATTGCAACTCCTTGAACTTTGCGTTTGACCACGATATTCACGTCGGCGGTCGGTCTGGAATCACGCAGGGCTTTCAGAACTTTCTGCGAGGTTTCTTCGGCCGTCCAGCCGCTGCTGATGGCCTGTTTTTCGAGATCGGCAAATTCACCGTTGCAGATCGCCTGAATTTGCGAAACCCGTTCGCGTTCGGCACGGATCGCCTGAACGGCGACATCTGCATCCGCGGCAAGCGGGAAAACCGGCTGCTGTTTTTCCGGCACCGGGTTGGTTTGTTTTTCATTTTCCACAGTATTATTCTCCTTTTCGGGGTTCGTTTTTTCTATATGGATGTTGTTTTCGGCTTGGACTTTTTCGGGAGCCTTTTCCTCCGGCTCCTTACCGAGATCGAAACTCGCAGCGACCTTCAGTCGAGTGCCGGAGTCGGCCCCGACCGCGACCACAGAAACTTCGCGCAAAATCGACTTGGTAATCAGGTAAAACGGGCCGGTCTGCTCCTGGCCGTTGACCGTGCGTTTGTTTTTGACCAACTCGGATTCGACAACTTCAGCACCGATACTGAGTTGCCAGTCGGCCCCGGCCTTGGCCTGTTCGACAATGCCGTCTGCCTGATCTCCCTTGGCAACAATATCTCCCTCGATTTCCAGCGTGTTGTTGACTACCTTGGCAGCCACCATTCCAACTCTTGAACCGACCTTGTTTTCATGGTTCGCCAGCAGCGGTACGCTTTCGGGCAGTTCCAGCCCGGCCAGATCGACGACCACCGGAAATTTCCAGCCCGGCAGATTCATCTTGCCGCCGCCATAGGCCAGCCCGACCACCTTCGGATTGCCTCCGTCCGCCGTAGCTTCAATAAGCAAAAATTCGTTCATACTTCATTCCTTGTTTTAGGTTAAAATTTCACCTTTGCAGTGCCCATGATCGTGTTACTGTCATTCTTCCTCTTCCATTTCGTTCTCCTCGTCTACCGCTTTTTTATCCACTGCCGGAATCACATCCGATTCGTTTAATCCGAGTTCTTGCATGAGCTTCTTTTCGCGAGCCATTTGCCGAAGTTCCACCTCCCAATCCATCCCCAGCGTCGCATATTCGCGGGACAAGTTGGTGACACGGTTTTTTAGCTTAACTTCCAGAGATTTAGCTTCTTTAAGCGGATCAATTGATAACGCTCCATCCCAGAACCACGTATGATGCGGTAGCGGATAACGAATCGTGAAGTCATCCGGCGAATGAAGCAGGAAGAATTCTCTCAACCATGCCGCCAGAATCTTATCCAGCACGGACATGGCAATAAAAGCCTGATCGACACGGAGACAGCGGAAATACTGCTGCATGTCGAGCCGGGCACTGGAATAGCTGCTTCGGTCCGAATTGCCCCTGGCAAGATTCGACGGCATCATAACACACCGAACGGCTTCATTGATAAGCTGCTCCACGTATTCCGCATAAGTTGTGGCCGGTTGCTTAGGATCCAGTTGGGCCATTTTCCATCCGCCCGGCATCGTCACCAGCATATTCCGCTCAAGTTCAACCATTGCCATCGGATCGACTTCATCGGCCTCGCCATTCGCCGGAGCATCGGTATACAGAATCCCGGCAAAGTCGGCTGCGGCTTCCGCTGCCGAAAGCACCGCCAACGTGAACCGCCGAAGTTGCGAGAAGATCGGCAGGGCTGGCGTCAATTCCGGAATGCCTCGATGCTGTCCCGGACGATCCATGCGAAAACAATGCAACATGGACTTGGCCGGAATCATCAGCGCATCGTCGAAACGCCCAAACTGCGTCCCGCCCGGATGATACTTCAATACCCGGTAAGATTGTGGATTGCCGAAATCATCCATAATCACGCCGTCGACTTCGTGTTCATCCAGCGAACGGCCGAACCCACTGGTGATCTGATCGGCTTCCACCAGCATCAGATCAAGCTGAACTTCATGCGACACCTGCGGATTCGACCCCATGATCGCGAACGCTTCGCCGTCCTGGCAACGGGCCATGCGCATCGTCCGCAGCTTTTCCGGCAGGCGCACCGCCGCCGACCACATCATGAAATCGCGCTCAATCTGCCGGTTCAACTCGTCATACTCGGTCAACATCTGCAAGCGTGGCCCGGTACCGATGGTGTCGTTCGCCAAAGTCAACACGATGCCTTTCGCATACGAGTTATTGGAAATCTCGTAACGCGCCCGGTTGCGCAAGGTTTGCCGGACGCTCGACGAGGCTTCGGCATCGGCGCTCAAACACTCGGCCGCCGCCCAGTGACGCCGGTTATCGTGCGTGGTCTGCGCCGCATCGAACCGCGCCCGGACGATTCGCCCGGTACGTTCCAGCGACGTCGATTCCGCCTTGGCTTTGCCTTTGAAAATAGTGTTCAAAAAGTTAAACAAGTCTATGCTCCCGATGCGCTCATTTTGGTAATCTTGAATCCCGGCCCGGGCTTCTTCATCGCTGCTTTCGAATTCAGATAACGATCCGCTTCGATCTGTTCCGGCAGTGAATGCTGCTCGACTTCACCGGCATCGCTCCTGGCGCTTTTCGGCCCGGTAGCGTTCTCTCGAATCGCCTTTTCAATGTCAACTTCACTCATGGTGTTTCTCCTCTTCGGCAAAGCGTTTTTCCAAGTCATGGACGGTATCGTAATCGCGGAAGCCACGATTCATCCTCGGACATCGTTCCTCGTAGCTGGCTTCCCAAGCCAGCATCTTTTGCCATAGTTCAGGGAAATATTGCCGCAATTTTTTCAGTTCACTTAGGCGTTGTAACGGACAGCAGAAACAGCTTACCCGGTCAAACACGTCATAGAGCCCGCTCCAGTCGTAATCGCGATCCCGGCAATACTTCAGCGCATCAGCTTCGGTCATGTTCCACTCCACCAGCGGAAAGGATTTCTCGTATCCCGATTGGTGAATCGTCGGGCGTTCCATCCGATGCTTTTCGTCAGCGGCAAATCCAACCCAGCAGATGAAATTCTGTTCCAATCCGCGAAAATACCGGTTGATGCCGACCTCGACTTTCGTCCTGGTACACCAGCGACGGAACACCGATGGCCAGCCATAGCCGATGCGGTGAATCTTTCCTGCCATTGCATCGATCAGGTCTTTACGAGTTGCAGGGATTTCGCCTGCAATCCATCCGCGGTTCCGCATCATCACGAATTTGTCCTGGAGTTCTTCGTGACTCATTTTTGCCAGTGGAGCCCGCGATAGTTTCACCGGATGTTCAAATGCCTGATAACAAAATGGTACGGACGGACGCAAACGTACAATCCGTACGCCGGTCCGCCGCTCCAAAAGGTCGATATGATCGAGCATCTGCGGGAACTCCCAGCCGGTATCGAAAAACACAGCATGGTCAACGGGAAGTCCAAGCTCCAGACCCCGGAGCAGCATGGCCGTGCTGTCTTTGCCGCCAGAAAGCGAAACGATGATTCTCTTATTCATGATCAAAATACTCCACCATTTGAATCCGCAACCCCAGCCAGCGAATCACGTTAACACACATTGAATTTCCGCAGGCCTTGTATCTGACGCCGTCCGGACATTCGTTTGCCGCTTTGCCATTCCATTCTACTCGAGTGTGGTTGTCCGGAAATCCCATCAACCGTTCAGCTTCAACCGGAGTCAGTCGCCGCACGGTTCCATGTGAAGCGATCGCCGGATTGATGGCCCCGCCGTCGCTGCCGCCGCTCCGCAAAGTCGGCGCAATGTTATCCGAGCAGTCCCGTCCGGCGTCGTTCTGAGTGAAACAGCAGACGCCATGAACCCCAGTGGCGTTCAGCGTGAACTGCACATCCTTATTGACTCCGCTACCGTTGCCACCATTTTCCGGCAGCCGGTCAATGATGTTTTCCGCAATCCCGAAACTGAGGACCCCATACGAATCACAACTGCTGCGGAGCGTCGGCGACAGTTCTTTTTCGAAGCCGATGGAACCCGCCCCGGAACCTTGTCCCGGCAGAAATCCGAACGCGCTTTTTTCTTCCACGACTACCGGCATGTAATCGTTGGTTCGGGCGGCATGATCTCCTGTGATGTTCGGCGAAACTTCGCCGTTTCCCATGCCGCGAGCGTCGTAGCACACCACCGTCGTCGGCTCCGCGCCATTGACTTTCACGGTTCCTGCCGCTTCATCTTTTTGCCAGAAACCCTGTCCTGATTCACGGCAAATGATCGGGGCTTCATGCCGGCATGTTATGGTTGTTGCATGGTTTTCAGCTATTTCCGCATTGGAATTGCTGGTTGACATGCACAGCGCGTTCAGCGGGGTGCCGTTGTCGTCTACGAACGTGAACTGCTGCTCCTTGCCACTTGCGCCTCCAAGGCTCGCCGTAAGATTTCGGGCAACGCCCGACCCCGTTTGGCGCTGCGGCGGAGTATTCCCAAGCAGCTGCGGTGACTCAAAAAGTACTGCGGCGGCACGCTCCCAACCTCCAGCACATCCGACAAGGAACAAACGCCTGCGTCGCTGCGGGACGGCCCGTGGAAAGCCGTCCACTCGGGCGTACTGAGCGTCAATAATTCGCCATGCCAGTCCGTAGCAGCCGGGGGCTCCGGTGATGATTCCGGAGTTGAACCAGCGCTGTACTGGTTCGCCTTTGGAATGTCCGACAATTGGCACTTCGATTTCCCAGCCGCAGAGCAACGATAAGAAGGCGGCAAAATCTTTTCCGCCGTTACTCGATAAAACGCCGGGGACGTTTTCCCATAGCGTCCATTTCGTTCCAGTTCGGAAAACCAGTCGCGCAAACTCCAGCGCGAGGTTGCCGCGCGGGTCAGCAAGGCCCTTTCGCAGTCCGGCAACCGAATAGGCCTGGCAAGGTGTTCCGCCAACCAGCAGGTCAATGTCTCCGTCATAATCCTCCCTTGCGATCTTCGTGAAATCGCCAAGATTCCTGATTTTCCCGCCTTCCGGCATCTTTGCGATATAACGCGCCCAATTTTCGCGCTGTTTACGGTCCTGCGATGAGGTTGCCTCAGTCGGATCAAGCGGACGCAAAGGTTTAGTCGCCCCGAACTTCTGCCACAATACTTCGCAGGGAAACGGCTCGACTTCGGCGAAAAACGCCGCTTGCCAGCCCAAGGGTTCCCAGGCTAAGGTTGCAGATTCGACGCCGCTGCAGATACTGCCATACCGCATTACTTCGCGTCCCGCTTTTTCATTCGTAGCCGCACAATGCCGGTAGCCAAAATTTTCACCACTTCATCAAAGTGATTTTCAGGCTTAGTTTTTTCCATCACATATACTCCTTCGTTGCGACATGATTCGTCCTTCTGCTATCTTGATAGCCAAACGCCGTGAAGAATTAGCAGGGGAAAGGTC